ACCTCTATTTTCACAGTAGTCCTTAGCTGCTTCCCATTTACTTTTGTTTATTATATAAGTTGCTATTTGTTTTTTTAGTCCACTCGTCATTTTCTTTCCCTCGACAACGAGAGGTTTTTCGGTCTGTCTTTTTGGTTTTATTTCTATCAAATATGTCTTTGTTTTATTTTCTCTGTCCTTAACTTTCATCAAAAAGTCTACAAAATATGTGTGTCTTCGGTTGTCTATGGGGGATATGTACGGAATTCTAACTTCTTCGGAAGACCACTCCAACACATTGGTGTTCTCGTCGCAATATTTCATGAACTTTCTTTCCCACAGTGACCTGAAGATACAGTTTTTATGGTCTCCCTTGTACTTTTGTGGGTTTTTGATTCTATAAAATCCTTTGTAGCTCATGGTATAAATATATTTATAAAGAAAAGGGGAAAATATGCCTATCAGAGTTGATTCTCAGGAAAAGGAATGGCAGAGAAAATTGACCAGTGAGGGAATACAGAGTCTCGCTGGGGATTACCTTCCGGCTTCCTCTTGGGACGATTTCTTGGACAAGAAAGAAGTTCTCCAATTCCCACCAGACTTGGGGTACAACCCAAAACTTGCAAATTACATACTCTTTGACATATATGACACTGGTGGGCAAGCGTTGGAAGTTCAAAGATCATCTTTCATAACAAATTCCGAAAGAGCTTCGAAATTAACTAGTTTACTAGGATCAGGAGATCCTGATACTGGGGAGATAAAACCCAAAGAAGAAGAACTGACAAAGTTAAAAGAGAAAGCAGGAACCCTAGCGGCAGGCGCCGGTTTGGGACTCCTGAGTGGCGGTATTCTTGGAGCTGTTGGTGGATTTGCTGGTGTGGCTTGGATAGAGAGTGGAGGAGCTGAAAATTTGTTTTCAGCATTCAAAGCTGGAAACGACGCGGACACTAAAAGCGCACTGCAAGGAAAAGGATTGAGATCGTTTGCGTCCACTCGGTTGGGATTTGCAGACAAGACTGTTAGAACGAATCTGTCCATAGCGTTACCAATGACAGTTCAATTGAACAGTTCCTACTCAATGGAGTATGAGGATGCAGACTTGACTGGAGTGCTAAATCTCATGGCGGCTGCAAAAGCAGGTCAAGCTATAGCTGGTGATGGTCAAGGAGCAGATACCGATGAGATGAAAGCTATATTGAGAAAAGTTGGTTCAGTTCCCACAGCAATAACAGATAGTCTGTCTAAAATATTGGGAAATGAAAGTGGCATAGATTTAAATAAATTTCAAAATGCCGCAAACAGACAAACTCCAAATCAATTCAAAGAACAGATATTCAAGGGAGTGGGGAGAAGAACCTTCAGTTTCAGTTGGGAATTAATTCCATCAAGCAAAGAAGATGTCATCAAAATATATTCGATTGTTTACGCATTTAAGAAATATTCTCATCCAAAGTTAGCGAGTGCAGGAATGTTCTTGGACTTTCCAGGACAATTCAAGATAGGGTTTTTCAACGGAACAAAACAAAACGACTTTCTGTTCAGGATTGGAATGTGTGCTTGCACGAAGGTGGAGGTCACTTATGGTGGAAAAGATTTGATATTTTTTAGAGACTTCGAAGCTACTCTTCCCCCATTCAGCGAATCAGCACGAGCTTTTGGGGCTCCTGCAAATGCAATCAAAATCTCCTTAGACTTCACCGAATTAGAACTTCTCACAAGAGAAAGAATACAAGAAGGATATTGATATATGTATTTTACAAATTTTCCTACTATCGATTATCCATACTACAATACAGAAGAGCAAAGAATACTCAAAACTGCTAGAAATGTGACCCTGCGAGTCAAATTTTCTGACTACTTGAAAACTTATAAAACCAATTTCGATGAATATACCATAAGAGACACGGAAAGACCGGACACTTTAGCTTACAAACTTTATGAAAGACCAGATTTACATTGGATTTTCTACTTGGTGAACGATGTCATAAACCCCTATTATTCTTGGCCCCTGAGCAATACAGACTTACAATCTCTAATAAATGAAAAATATCAAGGAAGTAGTTTCTTCACTCCTGATATTTGGAAAGACAAAAATCAGTATTACATATTCAACGGTCCACTATCCCAAGTAAACTCTTCCGCGACTTTTTCTTCTACAGAGATCAGTGGCAAACTTTTGAACACTCTGAACAAAGGAGATTCTGTAAAAGTTTCCTTGGATGGGCAATTCTTCAGCACTAAAATATTGGAGATCAACAGTGAATTTTATGAAGTGGGTTTGGAGAAAAAATCTTGGGATATAAACTCAGGGGGGAATAGGTACTTTTACTACGAATTTGATTATTATGGGACGATAAAATGTGTAAGAATACCAATAACCAGAATCATAAACTACCGAAGATACGCACCATATCAATTCAAGTATAATGAGGAGTACAGAGATCCTAGAATGATATTTTCCGAAGGATTGGTATCGTATGACGAAGACCCATATAATTTCTTCATATTCCCACCAAACACGGAAAATTTAGCAAACGGAAACTTCGTGAATTCTCTTGAAACCAATAGAAGTTTCGCGGATGTGTTTGCAATTGCAGATGATGATGGGGAGTACATGAACAGTTCATATTACACGACTAACGAAGAATATGAGTCTGTCGTGAATGAGTCGAAAAGAAAAATATTGGTTCCGAAACCACAAGTAGTAGAAGAAATCTTGAAACAAATAAAAGAAATATTCAGGGGTTGAAATAGAATGTCTTCAAATATTCTAAAAGATAAAATCTCGCTTGGTAGTGAAGTAAATCTACTTAAGCTAGATATAGTAAATCATTCTGGCGTCAGGATTGACGCCAGCAATCTATTCATAGAACTTGAGATTTACGAAAGTATATTTTCAAACACCCTGACCGGATCTTTGATGATATTGGACCAAAACAATTTTGTCAGTAATATTCCCCTCATAGGAAAGGAAACCATAGAAGTAATCTTCAAGACACCTTCTTCCGAAGAGATAGTTAAAACTTTTTATGTCTATGAGATATCCATGAACCAAAGAATTCCAGGAAAAAACGAAACCTTCTTGGTTTTGAAATTTGCATCAAGGCAATATTTCTTGGACTATTCGACTAAAATATCAAAAGCTTATTCATCAAAGAAAATAACTGAAATGGCAAAATTAATATTTGATGACTACTTGAAAACGGATAAAAACGAAAGTATCATCATCGCAGATGACACCAACGGTGAAACAAATGTAGTTATACCGAATTGGACTCCATTTCAAGCACTAAACTGGCTTGCTAGTAAGACCTCATACGAGGAAAATTGTGATTATGTGTTTTTCGAAGGGATGGGATGTTTTTACTTTATGCCTCTGTCCATATTGAAGCTACAACAACCAACTACCACATTCGAATACTCTCCTTCGAGAAAGAATGATTTATATTCTTATTTCTTCCCAGATATAAACACCCAATTGAGAAGAATGGAATCATACACAGAACTTTCTGATGGATATAAAAAAAGTGAAATGGAAATGGAGGGGGTGTTTTCTTCCATAATGGGGGTTTTTGATTCCACATATAAAAACTTGGAATACAAATTCTTCTCGTATGTTGAAGATTTTGACAACACCAAAGGAATACATGAAAATCCCATAGCACCAATTTCCTATCTAATAACCCAAAAACCCACTAACAAGATGTATATAAGAAGCACTAGTAAATTTTTATTCAACGATACACCAGAGCAGGTAGTCCAACAGAAAACACAAAAAAGAAATTCCCAAATAGCTCGTATGCACGATAAAATTTTAAAAATTGATATTCAGGGGGATTCACGAAGAAGAGTTGGTGAAATAGTAGAAGTGATGATCCCCTCTACAGAATTCCTTCCCCTGAAAAAAGGGGAGTCTGTAAATGACCCCAATTTATCAGGAAAATATTTGATAACATCGATTGGACACCACATAGTCAGACAAGATGGTTACTACATGGGATTGGAGATGATGAAAGATTCTTACATCAATCAAATTCCTGATCAAGTAAAAATCGGAGGTGGGTGATCATGAAATCAATTGATACGGTAAACAACACCTTTTTTTGGTGGTATGGTTTTGTAGAAGATGTGAACGATCCACTGAAACTCGGTCGTTGTCGGGTGAGGATCGTGGGTTTACACACCCCAAATAAAACAGAAATACCGACAGAAAGTCTCCCGTGGGCACACGCAATGATGCCTTATCATAGCGCAAGTTCAAGTGGTGTTGGTTTTTCTCCAACAGGAATATTGCCCGGGACTTGGGTATTAGGTTTCTTCAAGGATGGAGACAGTTGTCAACAACCAATGATACTGGGAACTTTTGGTGGAATAAACAAACTCGGAAATATATCTTCGAAAACTCCTTCCGTTGGATTCAATGACCCAAATGATGCATTCCCGAAGGAATCCTACCTAGACGAACCAGACACGAATAAGTTAGCTAGAAATGAGGATATTGAAAATACCATAGTCCAAAAAAAGAAAGAGGACATTGACGATTGCAATCCTACCGCTTTAGGCGGGAGTTGGTCTGAGCCGGAGACTCCGTATGATGCAACCTATCCAAAAAATCATGTCCACGAATCGGAGTCTGGTCATATATTTGAAGTTGACGATACTCCTGGAGCAGAGAGACTTCATAGATATCACAAATCAGGCACCTTTGAAGAAATACATCCAGATGGATCTGTCGTCCATAAGATAATAGGGGATGATTTCTTGATTGTGAGAAAAAATAATCACGTTTCTGTTTACGGGAATTTGACCGTGAATGTTGGAGACACAATCAAAATATATTCTGGGAAAAATTTAGATATTCAAGTGGGTGGTGATGCAAGAATACATGTTGCGGGAAATACAACAATGCAGACGGACGGGAATTTTATCCACAGTATAAAGGGGACAGCTCAAATAATAAGTGGGGGAAATATGACTCTTTCTGCTCCAAAAATAGACCTGAATCCACCAGGAATTTCCCCGAGTTCGAATAGTCCTGGATTTAAACTAAACAAGTCTTGCTCGGAAACCAAGGAATCAACTAAAAAGATAGTTTTTGAATTTGAAGATGGTACAGTTTTCGAGTGTGAGGAAACCCGTCAGTTGAAAACTCAAAACGGATGGAAACAAGCTAAAGATTTGACGGAAGAAGATGTGATAGAAAACCTATATCCATTAAGGCCGGAACCAATACCGATTTCAGAAGAAGAGATTGCTGCAATGAATCAGTCTTTAGCTTCTCAAGGTTTCTCGTTACAAGAGAGAAATCAACTAATAAATAATTTCACAGCTTCTGGTGTAGGACAAGCAGAAATAACAAACACTGTCAACGGTCTTGTTTCAGTTGGTTTTAGTACACAGCAAATAACTTCTTTATCAAATGATTTTTCTTCGATGGGTTTTGGTGCTTTGGAAGTGAGTGTTTATACAAATAAACTCACTAATTTGGGACTGGACCAAACACAGATAAGTGGATTTGTGAGTGTCATGAGTGGTTCGGGTCTGAGTCAAGTCAGTGTCAGTGCAATATTCAACACTATGTCAACAAGTGGATTCACAAATGAGCAAATAAGTTCTTTTGTCGGTCAGATAAGTATTCAAGGTGTGGTGAACATATCTCAAATTGCCTCCGAATATGGAATGGAGTCGGAAGTTTTCGATGAGGTTCAAGCAGAATTAGAAGAAAAAAATAAAACATCAAATCCAATTAACTCTTCTTTGGGAAATGTTGTTAGTAGAAAACAATGAAAATAAACAAAAAAACAACAGTACCCACACCACAGCAGGTATTCACCAAGATATCAGGTAATACAACTAGACCCTATGAAATCATAGGGACTGGTGCAATTCCACTCAGTTCATCTGACTTTGTTCCAGCTACAACTTCAACCACCATAACCCCAGACGTTGAAGTTGTAGCCGGACCAACTGGACCAATAGGGTTCCAAGGGTTTCAAGGACCAGCGGGATCAGGCGATGGCTCGGGAAGTGGTGTTACTGGAGCAACAGGGGTTCAAGGTTTCCAAGGTCCGACAGGTCCAGTTGGTTCAGCCGGTCCACCCGGTCCCGCCGGTGTTCCTGGTTCTATTGGAAATCAGGGGTATCAAGGATTTCAAGGATATCAAGGCTATCAAGGATTTCAAGGAACAGGAGATACTGGACCAACTGGTGTTCAAGGCGCTACTGGACCCGGAATATTTGAAGCTACCTATGTCACTGGAACAAATATATCAAATAGTATAAATTACAACTCAATAGGAACTGTTACTGGAACAGGAAGAAAGTTCCCCGTTTTACTAGATGACGGTTCTCTGACCTTTGATTACATTAAAACGACAGATCTGTTCAATGCGTTCACTGTGTCCTCTTTCGTATTGAGTGGCGCAGCATCAGTTTTGATTGCTCCTTCTGGTTCGTTATCGTTGTCAGGAAGAACATTTACAGCTTCCTACACTCCAGCTGTATTAAGTGTTGTTG